TTAACAAATCTTTCAGTTGGTAAAAATAAAGCTGTATCCCATTGATCTGCATTGATCTTAACAAACCTACTTCTAACTCTGTTAACTAGATACCTCTTTACACAAGGTTTAAAAAATCTAAACTTGCTAGCTTTATTTAGTATCTCATAGCTGATTCTTATACGTGTGTTTTCATCAAATTTTTTATCTATTGAAATTGTATATAAAGCGTCCATTAATCTAGCTCTTAGTTGAGGTGGTAAGTAATGAAGGTTAATTCCTAAAAAGGATCCTTCTTGTATGGCTCTTTGTCTAGTAAAGCCTCTTTTAAATGGAAATATTAAAGGAAACCTATCATAATATGGTAACTCTTCTTTTAACTTTGGATCATAAAAAAAATGATACATAAAACCAACTTGAGGTACTCTTGTTAGTTGAACTTTTGGAGCTGTTTTTAAAATAGAGTTTGGTTGGACACCTGTTGTTTGTCTAGCAAGATTTCTAAACCAATTTCTTGCACTTCTGGTCTTTGCAGGAGTTTGACCAGCTCTAACTCCTTCATCCAATAGCTTTTGATAAATGTATGCTACCAACTTATTAAACCTAATTCTTTTTCTGTTATTATTACAAACTCCCAGTCCCTATCTTCACAGAATTCTCTGGCAGCTTTCCACTTATAAGTATTTATTGCAAATGTCTTAACTTCATTAATATACCTTTTAGTCTTTCTATTCTGTACTTTAGGTTCTTGAACTTGTTTATATGGCTTAACTTCAACTAACTTAGTTTTAAACCCACCATCTTTAGTCTTAACCTTAGCTAAAAAGTCGGGATAATACCTATGATACTTACCATCAATAGGATGTTTGTATGGTATAAAAAATTCTTCACTTTGCCATTCAATAATGTGTTCATTATTATCAAAATAAATCATCATCTGTTTTTCCCAAGAACTTCGATAAATAATATTAGTAGGATCGCCTTTATATTTTTTAGGGTTCTTAGGTTTAAATAATCCTTTGTATTTTGAGAAGATCATACTGTATTTTATAACTTTTATGTAGGAAAGTCAAGAAAAAATGGCACCACCAGTAGCAACAAATCCAAGAGGACCTGTAAACGCTTTTCATGTTCCTAGAGGAGGAGCAGCACCAGCACAACCTGCTGATTCTGGTCCATTGAAAAAATTAAATGATCCAAATACTTTTGGAACTGTAGTTTATCCAAGTAATATTGAAACTACTGATCACTATTTAAAAATAGGTGCATTTGAAAAAAGATTTTTTGCAGCTGGTAGTAAACAAGCTAGATCTGCAGAACAAACAAGCATTAAACAATCTATAGTACTTCCAATGCCTTCTGGTTTACAAGCAGGTTATCAACAAAGATACAAAGAAGAAAATTTAGGAGCAATTGGAGTTGGGTTAATGGCTGGACTAACTGATCCAAATACTAAGACAGGAGCTGTAGATGCAGTGAATGCTATTGCATCAGCAGCTAAAACTGGAGAAGGATTTGCAGAGGCATTTAAGAAAACATCTGACTTAGGTGCAAATATTATAAAATCTACCGCTGAAGAAATAGGTAGAGCTGGTGTTGCATCTGTTGGTCTAGGTGTAGCTCCAGATCTTGCAATAGCTGGTCTTGCAACTGTAGGTCTAGGAGGAGCAGCAATAGGAGGAGGAGTAAGTGCTGGTATCCAAGCAGCTGTAGCTAGTAAAGGATTAGCAAGAAATCCTCACCAAGCTGTAATGTATGAACATCCAATGTTTAGAACCTTTCAATTTAATTGGGAAATGAGACCCAAAAATTTTAGAGAATCAATAACAATTCAAAGAATAATTGCATTCTTTAAATTTTATAGTGCACCAAGATTTAAATTTTCAAATCATTTTTTTGATTATCCAGATCAGTTCAAATTACAATTTAGACATCCAGAATTTTTATTCTCATTTGGTGATTGTGTATTAACTAACTTTTCTGTTGATTACCATGGTGAAGGAACACCAATATATTATGATGCATCAGGAATGTCAGGATCAGCTGTTCCAACTAAAAGAACACTAAAGGCTCCAGCTGTAGTTAAGATTTCAACTGAATGGCAAGAAACAACAATCGTTACAAAAGATGTATTAGAAAAAGAAGGTAGATAATGGCTTTTTATTTTAGACCGTTTCCAAAAATTAATTATGATATTAAAAAAAATAATTTACCTTTATTGTTGACTAATGTCACTGCAAGGTATAAAATAAGAGATGAATTAAAACAAAGAGCAGCTATATTTTACAATTATACTGTTAAGGAACAAGACACGCCTTCAAGCATAGCTTTTAAATACTATGGAGATGAAACTTTAGATTGGGTTATATTTTTAATTAATGATATTATAGATCCTTATTATGATTGGCCATTGAGTTATAATAGTTTTAATGAATATATGAAAAGTCTATATGGAAGTGTTGATAGTGCAAAATCAACTGTTTATGAATATAGAAAAATAATTAATAAACAATCTGTTCTAATAGATGGTACAGTTATTCCAAAAAGGACAGTAGTCATAGATCTAAACACTTACAATAGTTTAGCTCCTGCAAATAGAGAAGAGATTGATGCTTATGAATTTTATGAAGAAGAAAATAATAACAAACGTGATATTAGAATATTAGATGAAAGATACATTGGGTTAATAACAACCCAGGTTGAAACTATTTTTAGTCAACTATGAGCAATGCAGCAATACATCCAAATGAAATAAATGACCTCACTATTAATATTGTTAACTTCAATAGAAAAAGTGTTGTTAATATTTCTAATATAACAGCTCACTTTAATATTTACGAGAGTATATTTAATAATCACTGTACTTGTGATTTAATACTAACTGATGCAGTTCACCTGCTTAGTAGATTACCTATAGTTGGAGAAGAATATGTTGTTTTTCAATATAAGACAGCTGGATTAAAAGCTGATGGTGAACCATATACTTTAAGAACGAGATCTTTTAGAATTTATAAAATAAGTGAAAGAACAGAATCTACAGAAGGTGAACAAGACTACAAATTGCATGGTATAGATGATCATTATTTTATAAACGAAGGACATGATATAAATGCTAGCTTTGTAGGTCAAAATTGTATTAAAGCATGCAAAGATATTTTTAGAAGTTACTTTATTGACCCAGAAGAATTTAGACCCTTTGATATACAGACAGGAGCTCTTTATGGTTACAACAAAGAATTTTGCAGACATTCAGAAAATACTTCTTCTTATATTTCACCAGGAAATACTCCTATAGAAGTAATAAATTATCTTAAAGATGAGGCTGTACATACAGATACAAATAATACAAGTAATTATCTTTTTTTTCAAAATATAGATGGATATCACTTAGTTACTTTAAGTGAATTAAAAAGTAAAGGTAGGTCATTTGCATATTTTGTTAAAGATGGTGCTGTTAGCGAACAAAGCAAATTAGAAGAAAAAAAAGCAGACGATACAACAACTAGTGTAAGGAATAGTGTACTAGATTATCAATTTAAAAAGTCTTTTGATACATTAAAAAACATTGATTCAGGAATGTATGGAAACAGAGTGGTAGCTATTGACTTACTTACCAAAAAATTTGATGAAAGAATATTTAATTATAACACTGAATGGCCAAGACTATCACCTATAGAGTCTGGACTAGAAGCAGCAAAGCTGTCAAGTGAAGATAGTCTACATAAACAAATTGGTTCAACGCAGACAAGATTTATAGCTACAGAATTGCTATCCAGCAGTATTCCAACAGGCAATCCAACTAACTTTTCATCAAGTGAATATCCTTCTTATAAACAAACACCTTATTTTTATCCAATAGATAAAGAAGATCCTGATGAAATGAAAGATAAGTTAACAGGTACTATTAAAAATGAGGATGCAGATAAAAGAGTTGAATCTTTGGTTTCAAATGATTCTAGAATAGCAAATCCAAGAAATAAACATTTAAAATTAAATAGAGAGGTTGGTTCACTAGCTTCTTTGGATAATATAATACTCGATTTAATTCTTCCTGGAAATAGTGATTTGACTGCAGGACAAATTATAGAAGTTTTTATTCCAGATAGTAATAATAAAGATTCAAAGTATGTAAATTTTTTTAATCAAGAATCACCAAGATTTTTAGTTACTGATGTAAGACATACTTATTTAAGAGGTCAAACATCATTTGTTACAACTGCGACTATAGTTAAAGACAGTTATGGAATTAGTATTGAAAAACAATTTGAATTAGAAAGAGAAGAAGGTGAGTAATAAAAATATTAAAAATCAATATCTTGGATTAAATGGCTTTGTATGGTTCTTTGGAGTTGTAGAAGACATTATGGATCCATTAAAACTTGGAAGAGTTAAAGTTAGATGTTATGAATGGCATACTTCTAATCGGGGTGCTATTCCTACTTCTAGTTTGCCTTGGGCTCAAGTAGTGATGCCAGCTAATAATGCAAGTATATCAGGAGTAGGAACTTCACCAAATGGATTAAAACAAGGAAGTTGGGTAATTGGTTTTTTCTTAGATGGTGAAGAAGGACAAAGACCAATGATATTTGGATCCATTCCAGGAATACCAAGTCATGCTGCACATAAAGATAATAAAGGTATAGGTTTTAATGATCCAGAAGGAAGGTTTCCTTCAGCAGCACATGAACCTGATACAAATAGACTAGCTCGTAATGATGCTAATAATGCTCATTCAGTTATTTCAGCTAAAAATACTTCAAAGACTGCTAATGTAACTATAGCATTATGTGGTGGTGAAAAGCCAGCTGCCAATAATTGGGCAGAACCAAATAGTCCTTATGCAGCTGTTTATCCTAATAACCATGTATTTGCAACACAGAGTGGTCATATCAAAGAATATGATGATACTCCTGGTAATGAAAGGATCCATGAATATCATAAGTCAGGAACATTTTATGAAGTTGATAGTCAAGGTGTAAAGTCAACTAGAATTGTAGCTGATAATTATACAGTAGTAGCAAAGAACGATCATGTTTATATTGGAGGTGTTTGTAATCTCTATATTGGTGCAAATTGTAATACATATATTTTAAAGGATTGGAATATAGATGCTAATAATGTAAATTTAAGAGTAAGAAACAGTTTTAAAACAACTGCAAATACTAAAGATCTTACAGTAACGGGAGACAGTAAAGAAACAGTTACAGGAACAACACATATTACAAGAGCAGCACTTAATGAAACATCAGCTGCAACTAGTCAAAGATACACCGGTAATTATACAGTAAGATATGATCTTACAAGTGAATTTCATCATGAAGGAGATAGAAAAACATTTAGAGGTAAAGATGATTATGCAAGACATGATACAGGTGTTGATTATAGTTGTCCTTCTGATCCTTCAAGAACATCTGATGAAAATTGTGATGATTTAACTGTACCTACAGTACCAACTTCAGCAACTGTAGTTGCTAATACTGATAGAACAGAAGATGAAGTACAAGAAGCTAAAGACTCTCTTGGAGATTAATACCAACAATTGATATAAATAATGTAAAAGGAGATAATTATGAACATACATGAAACTTTAGTAAGTCTTTTTAACACTTATACAAATGAGAATGAAAAGGCTGTATCAGGAAATAAAAGCGCTGGTACTAGAGCTCGAAAAGCATTGAGTGAGATTTCGAAACTATGTAAAGATAGACGCAAAGAAATCCAAGATATGAAAAATAATTAAGGATAATAAATGTCACAGTTTCCAACATTGAATCAGGTAGTATACAAAGATGTAGATACATTATTTGATATTCATCCTGTTACAAGAAAGTTAAATGTTTTAACTAATAATGCTGCTGTGGCTAGATCAGTTAAGAATCTTGTTTTAACTAATAAAGGTGAAAGACCTTATCAACCATTTTTAGGATGTGATCTCAGAAATCAATTATTTGAATTAAATGATGGTTTAATTGAATCAGAAGTTGAAGGAGTTATATCGGATGTAATAAATCAATATGAACCTAGAGCTGAATTAATTTCAGTTGTAGCGAATATAAAACCTGATCAACATTCAGTAGAAGTTACAATTACATTTAGAGTTATAAATCAACAAGATCCTATATCAATTAATCTAATGCTAGAGAGAGTAAGATAATGGCTAGAGCTAATAGTGCAATAAGAGTTACAGATTTAAATTTTAACAATATTAAAAATAATCTTAAAACATTTTTAAGAAGTAAACCACAATTTACCGACTATGATTTTGAAGGAAGTGGTTTATCTAATATTATTGATTTACTAGCATATAACACATATTATAATTCAATTTATGTTAATATGGTTGGTAATGAAATGTTTCTTGATAGCGCACAAATTAGAAACAATGTTGTTGCAAGAGCAAAGATGTTAGGATATACACCAACTTCAGCAAGAGGTTCATCAGCAACTTTAAATGTTACTATAACACCTACTTCAAATGTAGTTAGTTTAACCATAGCTGCAAATACACTATTCACTTCAACCATAGACGGAATTCAATACAAATATACAACACCAGAACCATATGTTTTATTACAATCAACAGGATATACTAGTAATACAATAATAATAAAAGAAGGAGAACCTTTAGCTGAAAGAATAACAGTAGATACTTCAACCTCTAATCAAAGATTTATTTTAGGTAATCCAAATATAGATACAACATCTATTAAAGTAAAAATTCAAACAAGTTCATCTAATACTTCATTAAGAACATTTACTGAAGCAACCAATGTTGTTGACGTAACAGCAAATAGTAATGTATATTTTATACAAGAAAATGAAGATGGTAAATATGAATTATTATTTGGTGATGGAGTTCTTGGAACATCATTAGATGATGATAATATAGTTATAGTAGACTACAGAGTTGTAAACGGATCAGTAACAAACGGAGCAAATAATTTTACAGCACCTAGTGCTTTAGCAGGACAATCATCATTTACAGTTAGTGTTGCAAACTCTGCATTTGGAGGAGCTAATGCAGAGTCAGTTCCAAGTATAAAATTTAATGCACCAAAAAGTTTTCAAAGACAAAACAGGGCTGTAATCAAAAATGATTATGCAAGAACATTACTTGCAGAAGCACCTGATCTTCAAGCAGTAAGTGTTTGGGGAGGAGAAGAAAATGATCCACCAATTTATGGTAAAGTTTATATAGCAGCTAAACCAACTGGTGGTAATTTACTATCAGATCAAAGAAAAGCAGAATTATCAACATTACTTACATCAAAGAATGTTGTAACTATTTCACCAACATTTGTAGATGCAACTTATCTTTATGTGGTTCCAAATATAAAAATAAGTTATGATACAGGTCAAACTACATTAACAGCTGGAGCTATATCAGATAAAGTAGCAACTGCAGTTGTTAATTTTGAAACTTCAGATCTTAGTTTATTTGATAGAAAGTTTAGAGAAAGTAATTTTATCAATGACATGGTATCAAGTGATCCTAGTATTGTAGGTGCAAATATAACTTATAGTATGATGAAGAGATTTACACCAAACCAAAATATTACAACTTCATATAGTATAGCTTTCAATAATGGAATTCATAATCCACATGCTGGTCATCTAGGAGCTATATCAAGTACTTCGTTTACTTTTCAAGGTCAAACATGTTTCTTAGATGATGATGGAAATGGAGCTTTAAGAATTTACTATTTAGATTCTCAAAACCAAAGAACATATTTGAACACATCTGCAGGTACAGTAAATTATAGTAGTGGATTGGTAGTAATTCAAAGTGTAATTATTACAAGTTCTGGTACGATTGAGGTTAATGTTAAACCAGCAATAAATGATATTGCTCCTGCTAGAAACATGATCTTATTAATATCAAAAGCCTCTATTGATGTTGTTAACGATTCAACTGGTATTGTAGAATCAAGCGTTTCTAATATTACTACAGCAGGAACAACTGAAACTATTACAAGCGAAACAGCTAGAATCTTATCAACAGGATCAACAGGTGGTGTAACTAATCTGGTGTACTAATGGCTGTTTCAAAAAAAGTATCTACTCAGATTAACCAACAAGTACCTGATTTTATTAGATCTGATGCTCCATTATTCAAAGCCTTCATGGAAGGATATTATGAATTTTTAGAACAAGGGACTAATGCACTTGATGCATCTAAAAATCTTCTAAATTATCAAGATATTGATACTTCAATAGACAAATATGTAGAGTATCTAAGAAGAGAAATAATTCCAGACATACCTAGAGTAACTGAAGCTAATACTCACTTTTTACTTAAAAGAGCAAAAGATTTATATACTTCAAGAGGATCCGAAAAGAGTTACAAATTATTATTCAGAGCATTATACAATCAAGAGATTGAAATATATGATCCAGGTGAAAGTATATTAAGAGCATCAGATGGTAGATATGTAAAAGAAAATAGTATTAGAGTTGGTGATCCAGCTTTAGGAAATACTTCGTTACTTTTAGGACAAAATATTACTGGCTTAAGTAGTG